GTTGCCACTTATTTCTCCTCCCTTTGACTCTATGTCCTCTGCCATAGACATTGTTTTAAAGTTAATAAGGTCCTTGCGTATTGCAGTTGCAAAACGACCATCCCTTATAATTGTGGCTGTGCTATACCTAGGAGCGTGTGCTCTTTTGCCACACTCTCTACAATAAAACCATCCACCTTCATTCTCAGCTTTACAATGCTGACAACGCATTAAGTTCCTCCAACAATTAATGTCATAATTCTATCACCATTTAATTGTGTATGCGTGATAGATAAAACTTCATTATTAGTAGAATCTAAAGTAGCTATGTAATCCTTGATATCCCTTGCCATAGTTCCTACTGCACCATCTTCTTCTCCGGGGTTACCGGGATGTATCATAACTTTTACTTTTAAATTACCATAAGCAGCCATAATTACTCCTGTTTTAAATTTTTAGGATGTTCGGGGGCTACTCTTTCTCAGTAACCCCCACAGAATCCAAGTCTGTTACCCGTATTGTTTAGGGTTATGAAGTGGTTAATGCGTCATTGATACCTGACATCGCTTCTGCAAGATATTCACCACCAGCGTACATTATGTTAATGTAATCGCCTTTTTGTGCTGAAGTACCAATTACGATATTAGATACTTGTGTACCTGCTGTAGAATTAGAAGCGTCACCACCGGGGTCTTTCATTACTAAGCTAATGATTGCACTACCTGCAGCTATAGTAATAGCTCCTGTTGGGGTCTCTTCCTCTACAATAAACTTGTAGTGAATACCATCAACTCCGGATGCGGCAGTTGGCAATGTGATAGAGTAAGCTCCACCTGCTGAACTCAGCATGAAGACCTTGCCACTATCAGCGGCTGTTAGTGTACGAGCTACGGTGATTGGTTCTATCTTTTGTAGAAATCCACCTTTACCACTATTCTTTTCTCTTGTTGCGGCTCTCATTATTCATTACCTCCTAGATTATGGTGCTGTGTAAGCAGATTCAAAGTTGAACAATGCGTGTGCTTCTGGTAAAGAAACTTCTAAACCAGCTTCAGTCAATACCATATCTTTACGTAGGTCTTCATCAGCAGACTGCACATTAGTCATAATGTGTGTGTCTCTGTTTACACCGTTACCAATCAAAGGTCTGTAAGCAACTTGGTCCAAGTCAACCATAGCCATGAATCCAGCAGCAAAACCTCTAAATAGAGGCTCTTTTACTAGGGTTAGGTCGCCGTGAATAGTTTCTACCTTGACCACTTTATGTCCAAAAGAACCTTTCTCTTGTGACATTAAAGGATTAGCAGCAGAGTGTACTGAAGATAGGAAAGTATTAGAGCTTGCCATCTTGTTAAAGAATGTGATTACAGGCAATGAACATAACGCAAGTTTTGCGCCAGCTCCACCACGTGCAGGGTCAAAAACAACTTCTAAGTCAGCAAGTAACGCATCGTAAGTAAACTGTGCGTCTGTACGGGTTGAGAAGTACGCTTTATCTTCTGTGTAATCTAACTGAGCATTATCTTTAATCTGTGACTGTGAGTTCTTAATAATACTACCTACAATACCGTCAGAGTAAGAGATACCATTTACAACACCACCTTGACCAAAGAGCATAGCTCTTTCAATGTCAACTTTGTGCTCACGTAACTTTAAGTTCCAGATTCTATCAAACTCACTAGCATATCCACGATATACAGTAGCTCTTGCTGTGTTAGTTAACTCACAAGAGGTTTTAAAGATTTGACAGTATCCAACACCATTATCTAAATGCTTTGAGAAAGAGTCTGGAGAACCAGTTCCTTCTTCAAACGCACTACCGATAATAGTACATAAAGTCTGGTCAGCAGCAGCAGTGGTTGAACCAGTGGCTGCAGATATTGTACGACCAGTAAATGTGCTTGTGTCTCCGGTATCTACTGGAGCGCTTTCGATTCTAACGATTGCGGTTTCTGGCTCGTTTGTTGAGGCGTTAGTTTCGCCAACAGCAAAGACCATTCCTTTGATTAGAAAGTCTACTGAGCCTTGTGAAGTTCCTGCAGTTTCAACAGTATAAGTTAATGTACTGCCTGCAGCTGGTACAGTATGAGCGGCTGCTAAACGGAAACTTCTATCTGTCATATCAATCTTGTTTCTGTCTTTCAACCATCTAAACTGTGGGTCATCCGTAGGGACTTTGGCTACCTTGGATAAGTATACAAAAAACGGCGATTCTTCTGGAGCGAGGTCTGCTACTCTATCACTAAAGTTAAACAGTCGTCTCGAAGGAATCGTGCTGTCTATAACTGCACCGGGGTCTCCAACCTTAAGGGGATGAGGATTATTAAATGTTGCCATTTGTCATTCCTTCCATTATGTGATTAATTAAAGGACGCTAGTACGACTCCCGGCATTTACAATATTATCCCATACTTGATTCTCTGTACTCTTTGGTGAACTTGGTGCACCACCTTGGAGTACCCCAGCTGTTCTGGGCTGTTGTTGGGCATTTTGCACTGCTTGGGCTGTCTCTGGAGCGTTACCTTTGTTTTTTACGTCTCTGAATAGCTTGACAAGATTAGATAACCCTACAGATTCTTTGGGCTGAGTAACAAACCCCATAAACTCTTGAACGTCTCCGTCCGAAAACTTATAAGTGTTTCTAAGCTCATTGACTGTATTGTTATAGGTTATTTCTTCTTGCATCTGTCTCTTTTGTTGCGCCATCGCATTATCTACGACATCTTTGGCAAGCTGCATCTCTTGATTTAGCCTGAACTTAAAAGATGGTGATTCTGGACTGTAATACGCATCCCAAGGGTTGAAGTCTTCCGGTTTCAGAGCCGGTTGACCTTGTTGTTGCTGTTGTTGTGGCTGTTGTGGAGCGTTGATATTTTCTTGAAGCATATTTACCAAATCAGGTCTTTGCTCTAGTAATTGTCCAAGAGGCTCAAACTTACGTAGCTTTTCATTCTCTGCAGTTGATTTATCATACATAGATTGAAACTTACGTGCTTCTACCTCCCATTCATTTACTGGAGTTGTTTCGCTTTCTACACTAACCTCTGGAGCACTGTAATCTACAGCCTCTTCTACAGGTTGGTCAGCTTGTTGCTCATACTGAGCGTCTGTTTGTTCTCGTACTTCTTGTACTATATCAGCGCCACCATCTACCAAACCGTCAGCAGTTGATGTAGCCTCTACTTGTTGATTATCCATTATATTCCTTTCAGATGTCTCTAAGCTTCAGGAGCAGAACTAGCGTCTTTTCTAACATTAGCTAATTTCTCCGCTTCGAGCTTCACCTTTGATTGTAGGTTGTTTAGTTGAACTCGTCTATCAGCTTTGGCGTCCGCAGAGATATCTTTCAATCTAGTCTTAAATTTCTCGACTTCGACTTTCTTTCTATCACTTATGGACTCCCTTTGGGCAGTCTGGAGGTCACCCTCCAAATTCTTAATTTGTTCGGTCATTGCAGCAATCTGTCTCTGTAATAACTGTCTTTCTTCTGTTCTTCTCATTACACCTTCCTTGTCAAATATCTCAGGATTCTTCTTTAGAACCTCTGTTCTATCTACAATACCCATTCTAAACGCTTCCATGTATACACCAAGCTCTGCATACTTGTTGGTTGGTAGCGTAGACCCGGGCTCAATCCTGACGTCATGCTGTTGTAAATTATGTTTTTCTTTTTTGATATCCAGTATTGCTCCTACCTTTTTATCATACATATTGATAGTTGCCTCTGTAATATCGTTGTTGGCTTCGTTGAGCCTAAAAATCTTTTTATATGTATAGTGACCTTTAGATAGGTTATACAATACCTGTCCTAGTCTATTAATACTAAACTCTATATCTCTTAGTTTTGACTTTGGTCTTTCTGAACCTAGAGATATCATTCTTTCTGTAGCCCTAACTGTTTCTGGTGCTTTTTCTGCAAACCCGTGCATCATCTCAGGTAATCCAAATGTAAAATCAATATAGAACTCACACTGCTGTATCAACCTATAAAACTCAGAGGATAATGGCTGAGGCGCTGGAAAGTGTGGCTCACCTTGTGTGCTGTCTACTTCTATGACTGCGTTTGGATTTGCCCAATCTCTTTCTAACTGACCAAGGTCTTCTACACTTCCTAATGGGACTAATAGTTTTAACCCTCCAGATGCTTGTGCGTGTGATAGTGCTAATGACCATAGTTTATTTAAAAGCCTTTGCATAGGTCTTGCCCTAGATACATCTGACTTTGGATAAGGGCTTTCTGTAAATACATTTGGAAAAGGTATGATAGGATAGTGGTCGGTATTCAAGATAGTCTCATAAAGAACTACTTGACCAATACTAGCGCAAACCTTTACTCTAGTTTGTCTTACTGGTATAACTTCGTATTGACCTGCTTCTATCTGTTCTCTATTGTTCTCAATAAACTCTGCATACTCAGGTTCACTCAAAATTACTTCTTCGCCATTCTGCATATCTATGATACGGTAAAAGCTAACTTTGACTTTGTAAAATCTTTCTAGTATCTGATACTTTTGTCTTTCGTAATAATCTAAATCTTTAACCTCAGACGGAGTAAATATCTTTTTATTGTTAGCATTCATTGCATCAGGATAGTCTTCTTCAAGATAAGTTTCTAAATCCTGTATGATACCAACCTGCATCTCCCCTGTCTCTGGGTCTTCTTGTTCTCCTAATTCAGGGTAGAGGTTGACGACCTGTTCACCAGTGAGTATCGTGGAGAGGATAATGCTTTCAGCATCATCGAACCAGCGGTTTCGGGTGTTAGGAGAGGCATATACTCGAAAGGGATTGACATAAGTGAACTTGACATCACCTCTACCAAAATCTGACTCTGCATCTACATACGCATACAAGTAACCTAAACCTGTTGTAGCGTAGTCATGTATTGCGTGCTTTAACTGATAATCACCATTTGAGTTACCCCAGATATATCCCATGATAACTCTCCATAGAGAAGCAATCTTTACATCAGAATCTTCTCTAGGTGTCATGGTAAATGCTGGAGAACGTGAAGTTAAAACAGCTTTAAATTTTTCAATAGCTGGTCCAATCCTATCCATTGGAACATCAGCTTGGTTTCTTGATTGTAACTCATCTACTTCTTCTGTAGTGTAGTGGTTACCATGAAAAAAATCTATATCAAAACGAGCTTCGGTATCCCAGCTTTTTCTAGCATCTCTATATCTGCGATATAGCTCTTGGTTATAATCTGCTCTTTTATCTTTTTCTAGTACCATTAAGTAGTCTCGTTTGCTAATCTTTGTACTAACAATCTATTGACTAGCCCTTTTACGTTAGGATTTAAAGCGCTTGGACTGACTGCATTTTTCTTTAACATAGAACTTTGCCTTCTGGACAAAGGAGTTTCAACCCCATATACAGGAAGAATTGCTTCTGCTAATTTTGGCACCATTATCTTTTGCTTAACTGTCATTCCATTTTCCATCTTAGAAGAATAAACATCTGGTTGCAATGCTGCTACTCTCCTATCGTTAGCCATAGCTCCCATCAAATTGTTATCAGAAATCATACCACCTTCTTGAGCCATAAGCTTTTTTGGTTGCTTTTCCTTTTCTTCTTCTAATTGTTTTAAGAACTCATTTAAGCTCTCGCTTTGAGAGGGGCTGAGTGGACCTTGAAAATTTGGGTAAAGAAAAGGCATTTCATTTATAAATGGAAATATTACATTCATTTTTTCTTTTGGCTCTTTTCTCATCTCAGCTTGCTTTCTAAGCTGTACCTGTCCACCCATTTGCATTGATTTTCTAGACTTAGGAACAGCATCTATATTCTCTATCATCTTAAAAAAGTTTTCTACATTGTCGTTATCTTCAGGGCTACTAACCTGAAAAGCTGGTCTAACAGTCGTAAGGTATCTAACTAAATCATTTGGTGTTTGTATATCAGAGCTAGAGCCTATTCGTCTAGCAAGATTATCTTGCACTATTTGAGACTGGTCTCTTCCTTCCCTACTGGGTCTAGCTTCTTGCATCATGCTTTGTAAGTTAATATTACTTAACAGTTCGTCAATACCTCTAGGTTTTGGGCTATCATCTAGCTTGTATCTACCCATCATGCTTTTAAATCTACCACCATCTCTTGTAGCTCTTTGCGTAGTCAAAGCTTCTAATAGTGCTCTCATTGGATTTACTCTACCCGGCATATCTTTCATATCAGGGTCAGTTTGAAATAATAACTCTCTAGTAAAAGGATTTTCTACATCGCTGTATAAAGAATCAACCATTTTTAAAACATCTTCTTGAGACACTTTACCACCCTCTTGATACATCATTGGTGGCATATTGTTACCCATTCTTTGCATAGGGCTAAGGTTCATAGCTGGATTCATAGGTCTTTGCATCATAGGTTGTTGCATACCAATCATACCACCCATCTGCATTTGATTCTTCATTGACTTAGCAATAGCCATTCCTCTTTTCTTTTCATACTCAGATATCTTACCATCCTTATTCAAGTCAGATTTTTTCTTATCAAAACCAGTGCCTTGGTTAAACATTCTACGACTATGAAGAGGACCACCTTCTTGATACTGTATCATACCGCCTTGCCTGTATCCTTTTTCAGTTAAGAATGAATCAACAAATGCTTCGTTAACATCAGGATAGTTTTTCATAAACATAGATTTAAGCTTATTTCTTTCTTTTTCTTTCCTGTCGTACCTCATCTGTTCAAAAGGGTCCATGTTTAAATATCCACGCTGTACCGCTCTAATAGCATCGGACGGACTGTCCATTTTAAAAGTGAGTTTGTTTGCCTCTTCTGGAAATGCTTCTCTAAGGCTTTGTGTTATTTCTCTTTGTTTTTCTAGCATTTCTGATTTTTTATCTGTCATACCACCGATTTTGCTAGATTCTACTTTTATTGTTTCATCGTTTGGTAAATTAATATTGTATGAGTATTGACTTGGGGTGTCTATCAGTGTATCAAAAACAGCTTCTTCTAATGGGAAATTAAACTTCTCTGCGAAACCAGCTTTTGTCCTTCTTCCCTCAGGTCCAAACCGTGGCTGTCCTGATTCTGTTAATACTTCCCCTTGATACTTTTGTCTATTAGATTGTAGTTGATTTAAGATATCTAACAAAGACTCTGTTTGTCCACCTTCTTGGTACATTGGGGTCTTAGGTGCGACCATGCCTCCTCCGGGCATCATCTTGGTGCTGGCACTGGCAATAAGTGCATCTATGGCACTATGAGCGTTTTGAGCGTTATCAGCGTTGTTCATCTGTTCCATCCTTCCGATATCGTTGATTTGCTTGATGAGAGGCAAGAAGTCCTCAGTAGCCTCTTTATTAATAATGAACTCTCCGCCTTCTAGTTCTACATCGGGACCGTTAGCAACAGAAGCATAAACTCCTCCGTCACTATGAGATGGTCCGACTACTAAGCCTGAGTCTGGAAACATCATTCTGCTTCTATTTGCCATTTGGTATGTGGTCCTATAGCTTAATTATTGTAACAGAAATCTTCTATCGGGAGAATATAAAAAGAAATATTGTAACTAACAATAGCTTATTTTATGTTCTTGCCCCTGTCATCCAATTATACTTTTTTAACTTTGGGAATAGACTTTCTTTTCTCTTGCCACCCTTAAATCCTTCTTTTGGTGTAGCAGCTGACTTGGGCGCTCTTGCAAAGTAATCCGCATAATAAAGAGCATCCATAATATCATCGTTTCTAGGTTTGGGATGTTCAAAGAACTCATCTACTATCTCTGTCATCTCTCTACGTATATATAACTTCTTTGAGTTGACAATAGGTCCTAGTGTTGTTTCTAGCCTATCTGCCTTCTTAATTCTACCGGGTGGCTTAACACCCTTGAAGATACCGGGCATTAATCGCTTCTCCTGTGCACTCATACGAGTCACCATATCCCTTACCATTTCTTGTGCTGCCACTGTTTCTATCGTTACCCTTTTAACTGGATTGTATTTCTTTGCTAAGTCTATAATCTTTTGTGGCACATCAAAGGTAGGGATACGTTCTCTAAAATATTCTAAGACATAACGATTAGAGCGTGAATCTATACCCATGACCAGTATAACCTGATAGTCAGAGGTCTCACTAGCTGTCGCTGCAAGGTCTACACCTATGTAAAGATTAATGGGTATCATCTCATCGTGCTCTGCTATGTAATTAAATCCATTGATATACTTTCTCTCACCAGAAAAGTATTGTATCCTATCTATCTTAAATGACGCATTGGATATATCTCTAGCATCATTCATGTACTCCTGAGCAAACTTGTTTACGAGTCCCGCTTCTATAAACTCTCTTTTCTTTGCATTTAACTTAGAAAGTGGGAACTGCTCTTTCCAAATAGGCTGACCATCTTCTATTGCACGCTTGAAAAATACCTGCCAAGGATAACTGCGATTATCTTCCTTTGCTTTGTTGTATCCATCGTATGTCATTTGCAGGAAGCTATCAAAGTGCACAATCGTGCCAGAAAGCCATATCCAGCCTTCCTTACCCGGGGATTCTTCCAAAGCCGGATAAATCGTTGATACCACCCATCTCTTGATGTCTGCACGTCTTTCAGGTGTCCTTGTATTTAGTTCTGATTCAAAGTCATCAAGAATAATGCCAGTATATCGAACATCTACCTCAGCTCTACCACGAAGTCTTTGGCTGGTACCTTTGGCTATAATCCTATCTCCTTTAGGGGTAACTAAATCCTTTTCAGTCCATCTTTTTCCTACTGAGCCTCCATCCATATTACCAAAGTAGTATTTGATTGTCTTGTTCATCTCTAGATGATGTCTGATATATTTTAAGTGGTCAATGGATTGTCCTTGTTCTTCTGATACCCATGCTATAAAGTTTTGTGTATCCTCACCTGAAAAGCAAAGCTTGTGTAGGATAGCAGATTTAGAAAGGATAGATTTACCAAAACCCCTTGGAAGTATAATACAGATACGCTCACCGGGCTTGGTTGATATTAATTTTTTAGATACATCGTAGTGATATGAGGGAGATGTGCTTTTATTTAAAAAGTCATTAGGTAGAAAAGCTCTACCAAAGTAAACAAGGTCATTGTATGCTTTGTGCAATACCTCGTCTTTTCTTGCCATTTCTTCTGGCGAAGGGTTGATGTTAAAACTATTTTTTTGCTTTAGCTCTTCTATACCCACCTTTAGGTCCTAACCTTTTCTTTTCTTCCATATTTAAAGCAATAGCAACCGCTTGATACATGGGATATCCTTCGTCAACTAATTTAGATATCTTTTTGTTTACCCTTCTATTACGAGGTTTGGACACTACCACTTAACTTTATCTGCCCAGAATGCTGCAGACATTTTGCCCTTTGCTATGTTTTTTCTATGACGTGCTTTGAATGACTTTCTTTTCATAGTAGTAGCACGTGATTCACCCTTCTTTGGTTTACCAGCAGTAGATGCGCCTTGCTGTCCAAAGCGTATTAATTTTAAATTATGCCCTTCTTGCGCCAGTACTATATGTGATTTAGATTTATGATTAGGAGTCCGCTTTGGTTTGTTAACTCCTTTTAGATTGTGTTTTTTTAAAAGGTTAGCTCTTCTTTTTTCGTGCGCCATATAACCCCCTTATCGCTTCTTGCGTGTAGCTGTAGTCTTTTTCTTTTTGTATGTTCTTACTTTTCCACCAGCTCTAGCTTTTAAAATATCAGCGTCTGCTTTTCTTGCACCACCCTTACCAGTTGCAAAGCTTCTGACTCTACCAGCAGCCCATTGATGTGCGGAAACACCGGGTCTACTACCCTGCGAATAGTACGCCCCCAACCCTCTTTTGTAAACCTTCTCTAATTTAGCTTTTGACATACCAGAGCTTTTTGCGTATTTATTTATAACCGCTGCTTTTCCACTAGGCATTTTTGCTTTTGGTTTTGCGCTTTTTCTTTTTACGCCCATCTTCACTCCTTTCTTTTGATATACGGTCGTAATCTTCTGCAGTAAGTTGACCTGCTACATACAGTTTTTTAGTCTCAATAATTTCAGACTCTCTTACCATTGGATTACTTGCTCCTTTAACGTATTTCTTGGGTACGCCTCTTTTAGTCTTAGGAACCGATTTAAATTTTCTTTTCTTTTTTGTTTCTCTGCCCATTACTTTTTAGCTTTGTGTACTTTTTGCACTTCAAAAGAAGCAGTAAGGCTTGCACCTTTGTGTTTTACAAACTTGCCACTATGCTTCATAAGTTTGTACTGGTTCTTGCCTTTCTTCATCCAGTGATGACCAGCGGGGGCTTTGACTCTTTTAACTGTCATATTGTACCTCTAATCGTATGTTATAGGTTATATTACCCCATTTAACTTGTTTAGGGTAATCCCAGTATCTATTGAGAAGCACTTTCTTCTAATAGTCCGGTTTCAAATGCTTTTAGTTTATCCCTAGAAAAACCTTTGAACTCTTGTATTAATGCCAATGACTCTGTTTTCTTTTCTGTAGACAATAGTCCTGCTATCTTCATTAGTGTTTCTAGTGCTCTTAGTTTATCAGAATCCCTAGCATCTTTCTTATCTACTATATCTTTTGCCTGTTCTAGTAGATATGTCTTACTGATACCAAGGTCATCTAATATTTCTTCGATTTCTTTATTGACCAATGTTCTAATCCTCTTTTGTCTTAATAGTATCCTCGCCCTTTCAAGTGCATATTCCTCGTTGTTAGTATCAAACGAATGTATATATGCGTCTTTTTTATCTATGCCTTGTGCAACTAGCTTGGCAAAGTATCTTTCTTTTTCAGTTATATATTTATGTCTACCACTACCAAAACGGTTAATATCCTTAGGAGGGTTTCCTTCTAGCTTTTGCTTGCCGTTTGTATACTTGAGACCTAGTAATGTTTTAACAACTGTCTGTTTGCCCTTATAAGCAGTGCTATTGATAGTGCTTTTTTTAATTATGCTAAGTATTTGCCCATCATCAGTGATGGTCCATTCACCTTCTTCTGCAGTGCGCCAGTCAGTATTAATCTTTTCTTTGGGGTATTTTTTACGAAACTCTTCCTCATTATCAAATAAATGATAATCCACGCCTTTGATTGTCTTAAGATACATTAAGCTTGAGCTTCAATCTCAGGGTTAGGACCAGCAACAAAGTCTATTAATACCGGGGTATCCATTTCATCTATGACCATTAGTATTTCCATCATGTATTGGTGGTCACCAGTATCAATGAACTTCTTTGATAAACTCTTTAAATAATCTATCGCAGGTCCTAAATCAAGTACTTCTATACGAGGTTCTAATTCCATGGCGGTAATATAATCATAGAATGTAGTATTCAACAAGTAATTAAAATAAGTGTT